AGAACTCTTAAAAATGGCCAAAGATATGCTAACTGATGATTATCACACTAGACATGATTCTCTACAACAGCAATGGCATACACAGGTAGATTCAGCAAAAATTGCTGGTACATCATCACCTGATTTCCCGGCGTTACCGCCATTCCCCACAGAAGAAGAAATTGTAAAGAAAGCGGAAGCTCTCAATCAATTTGTTTCTCAAACCACTCCACAACCTGAAGTTAAAATAAAATCGAAATCAAATTCGTAATTGGAGATGGCGGCTTCGGCCGCCTTTAACAAGGAGATAAGATGAAGTTTAATCTTCCAAAAATTAATTTAGTTACAGCTGCATTAACAGCGATTGCTGTTTTGTTTACTGTACCCACACTATCAAAAGAATTTATATCGTCAACAACAGAAAAACAAGTTGCTGCGAGTTACAACAAACAAGTTGAATGCCTTGCCAAAAATATTTACTATGAATCTGCTGGTGAATCATATGAAGGCAAGTTAGCCGTTGCACAAGTAACACTCAATCGTGTTAAAAGTGGCCAATTTCCAACAGACATCTGTGCCGTAGTGTATCAAAAGACCACAGATGTTAATCTTAGAACAGTTTGCCAATTCTCATGGACTTGCATGGTCAAAGAAATGGTACATGGCCAAGATCGGTATAGATGGGAAGAATCTCTTTTAATTGCAAAAAGAGCATTGACAGTTCCAGTATTACATGATAAAATAGCAGAAACAAATGCATTGTATTACCATGCAACTTACGTGAATCCTGGATGGAATAAAAACAAGGTTGTAATAAAAATAGGTAATCATATATTTTATAGTAGAATTTAATATGCCAAGTCGTGATGAAATTAAAGAATTTAGTATAATGATTGAAAAACTGGTGACAGATAAACATTTAGGTTATATGGATGCCATTTGTCACCATTGCAAAGAAACAGAACTTGAAATAGAAGTGGCTGCCACTCTTATATCTTCTGCACTCAAAGCAAAGATTAAAGATGAAGCACAAGAAAACAATATGTTGAAAAAGAGTTCGAAACTGCCGATATGACCGAGAACACAGGCTTTGCAGCCTATGCTCTATGGAACGCATTGAAGCTGCACTTTACTTCCGATTCTTACGATTACTTCAAATACAATGGTAAGACAAATGTATCTAAATCCACATTTAGTACAAACAAATCAAAATACCACTTCTATAAATTATCCCGAAAATACAATCTAGAGGAACTCAAAGATTTTTATATTGCCAATTTTATTCAAGGCAAAGGTGATTGGGTTGGTGATTTACTTCAAGATGGTGATGAGAACTATACCAAGTGGCAAAAAACTCAACAAAGCTTGACATATACCTTTGAGAATGATATAATGTATATGTTCGATAGTGTTGATGGCGCTGAGTTCTGGCACATTGATGATTACTTTAAACCTATTGATGGTGGTTGGCCAATGTTAATCACCAAAATGATGCACGATAAGATTAAATTAGAAACAGTTTGTATTCTAATCGATATATTTGATTGTATGCCTCGATGGGAAAAACAAATTACTGAAGATATTGTTTGGCCAACACACCGAAGAATTATAAAGAAATACACACCATTTATTAATTATGATAAACAGAAGTTTAAAGAAATATTGAAAGAAAAAATTAAAGAACATGCATAAGATTACAAAGATTTACTTGGACATGGATGGCGTGATTGCTGACTTTGATAAGCGATACAAAGAATTATATAAGATTGCGCCAAAAGATGCGGACACATATAAAACGTTTGATAAGTTTTTCACAACATTCATTGCTGACAGACAATTTGCAACACTAGATTTGATGCCAGATGCAATGATGTTAATTAACTATCTTAGGTCATTATCGGTACCTACAGAAATTCTTTCATCCACTTCATCCGAAAAACGTGATGCTGATATTAGGGCTCAGAAACTAATGTGGTTACAAACCCATAATATTGGTTTCAAGGTCAATTTAGTGCCAGGTAAAAGATTGAAAAAAGATTTTTCTAATGCCAATTCGATATTGATTGATGACACACCAGTTAATATTGACCAATGGCGCAGAGAAGGTGGTGTTGGTATACTTCACACAGATACCATATCCACGTTAGGTATTTTGAAAATGTACACTTGACATTGGATAAATATAATTATATAATGAGAAGTTAGTGGATAAGTTGTTTATACACCGTTTAATACTCCGTTTAATACGAAAGGAAATACTATGAGTTTCGCAAATCTAAAACGCCAATCTGGCAACCTTGACAAACTATCTAAAGCAGTCGAGGCACTCTCCCAAACAACCGAAGGCAATACAAAGGTCGATAATTTCTGGCGTCCAGAAGTTGATAAGGCAGGTAATGGCATGGCCACTATCCGTTTTCTTCCTGCATCTGAAAAAGATGGTGATGATGCTCTGCCTTGGGTCAAAATCTTCTCCCATGGATTCCAAGGTCCTGGTGGTTGGTTAATTGATAATTGTTTGACCACTAAGAACCAACAATGTCCAGTTTGTGAACACAATTCTACATTATGGAATTCTGGCATTGAAGCAAATAAAGATGTGGATCGTAAACAAAAACGTAAACTAAATTACGTATCAAACGTTTATATTGTATCTGATCCAAAGCATCCTGAGAATGAAGGTAAAGTATTCTTGTTCCGTTATGGTAAGAAAATCTTTGATAAGGTTACTGAAGCAATGAATCCTCAGTTTGAAGATGAACAAGCAGTTAATCCATTTGATTTATGGAAAGGCGCCAACTTTAAGTTAAAGATTCGTAAAGTTGAAGGTTATCAGAACTATGATAAATCTGAATTTGAATCGGCAGCTCCATTATCTAGTGATGATGCTGAACTTGAAACAATTTGGAAATCACAATACTCACTACAAGAATTGGCTAGTGATAAAGAATTTAAATCATATGATGATTTGAAGAAACGCCTTGATAAGGTACTTGGTCTAAATGGTGAAGCACCAAAGACAACCGTAGAACAAGTTAAAGCTAAAACTTTTGATGCTCCTAAAGCTAAATCGGGAGATTCGCCTTTTAAGGATAATGTAGAAGATGATGATATGGCATACTTTAGTAAGCTTGCTGAAGAAGATTAATGCTTTGTGATTTTTTTAACTTTGATTGAAAGGAAGTAAAATGAAATATCTTGTATCCCTACTTGCAGCTGCATTTGCAGTAACCGCCTTTGCTCAGGCCCCCAAAAAGGAAGAGCCAAAGAAAGAAGCTCCAAAAGCAGAAGTTAAGAAAGATGAAAAGAAGAAGTAATTCTTCTAAATAGTAGTAACACACCCGCCACGCCTCTTAGCAATGCGCAACCTTGGCGGGTTTTTTATTGGTTAAACAACTCTGGTACTGTATAATATCATTCGTTGAAAAGTTTCTTCCATATTTCTTACAGCAGGCAATGGCGACTTTGTTTTTGTAGATGATTCTGGTGTTTTTGTTGATTGATTAAATACTACCGAAGGATCTTCACTAGAGGTAGGTATGGACATATCTAAGTTTTCTGCTTGAACGTTTTGTAATTGAGAACCCATATTAGGAGATTGCATTGCGGCTGCAGATCCGCCGCCTTCAGCACCGGTAGAAGATGAATCCGATGTCATTCCGCTTGCACCAATACCTCCGCCAGCCATTGGTGATGCTGATTCTGTTGAAGCTTCATTTGTTTCTGTTGATGCTGGTGTTTGTGGTGAACTAGGGACTGGCGTTGCTGTTACTCCATCTCTTTTTGCTTTATAATCTTGTACAGCTTTTGCGGCTTCTGGTCCTTTTTTTATAAAACCTTCTAATTGTGCATCATTTAACTTTTCACCCTCATTGTAATTTTTTTCATAATTGGCTATTTCTGCCATTGTTCTTTCATATTCTGGCAGTTTTTTAATACGGTCTTCCTCATCTTTAACACCAGCAAGGCCACCAACCGATTCTGCCTGTCTTATACCTTTAGCTGCTTGTTCAGCTTCATAACTAGGTTCTTCTTTTAATGCTTTGTATATAAAATACCCAAAACCTCCAATAGCGGCTGCAGCAAGCAATGGGGCACCAATAGGGCCAAGAGCAAACTTAGCTAAAGTTCCTAATCCTCTTAAAGCCATTTTTCCAACATCTTTTAAACCAAACATAGAAAGAAGGCCACTACTTTCTTCTTCTTCTGCATCTTTTTTCATTGTTGTTGCTGATGCTTTGCCACTATATTTTTTGCCAGTAATAGCTTCTATTAATTCTTTGTGACGGCGCAATCTTTCTGATTCTTTTTCTTCTGCAAAGTTGTTTTCTTTATCCGATTGCATTTTATCATATTCTAAAGATTCACTTAATAATTTTTCAATATCATATAAAATGGAAGTAATGTCTGTATCATCATCTAACGCTCCTAGTTTAGAAGCAGAATCTCTACCTTTTCTTGTTTTGCCGGCAAAAAATTTAATATCTTTTTTAGAACGACCCATAAGTTTACCCAACAAAGCTGGGCCTAAAGAAGAACCACCAGTCATAAACTTGGCCATATTTAATGGATCAAATGACTCTTTAATGCCAGTCATTTTTGCTTTAGTTTTTTGTGACACGGTAGCTTTAAGTGATTCACCAATACCTCCACCTTCAAGTAATTTTTTGGCCATTAAATCACCAAAAGAAGTGCCACGAATGTCTTTTGCTTTTTGATATTCCATTATTGTCCTTGTGCCTTCT